CATAGGTTATGTTAGTAAGGTTGGTAATGACCAGCATAACCCAGACCAGCCACTACACTGGGACAGGTCTAAGTCTCAAGATGAGCCAGACGCTCTAGTTAGACACTTAATAGACCACTCAGTTGACCCTATGGATGACGACGGCATCCTACACGCTGGTAAGGTCGCTTGGAGAGCTCTAGCTCTATTACAGAAACATCTAGAGAAAAACCCTCAGTAACCAGATTGCCCTCTTAACGGAGGGCTTTCTTATTTATAATCAATATAAATAGTAATAAAAGTTTGGTAGTTACAAAACTATACTTATATTTGTACTGTTAAACAATAATAATTAAATCAAACACGATGAACAACTATATAAACACACTCAACAACATAGATGACGCTTACGGAGTCTATGACTACGAAATCAACGAACTTTTAAATAACTTCTAAATAACTTTATTATGAAATATATATTAAACACAGTGTCTTTTTGTTTATTCGCTCTAGCAGCGTCTGGAATCTTAGCGTTAATCTATAACTTAATCAACGGAGTATCTGGAGACTTCGGAATGTTTTAATATGAAACTACTAGACCATAAAGAATACGATAAAAAAGAGCTCCTAGACAATATGGTAGAGGACTCGTTCTACTACCAGTTCCTAGGACTAGAGAGAGCCTTAAGCTATAGTTCGCTTAAGTGGCTATTAAAGTCTCCTAAGTGGTTCGACTACAAGTTAAGAAAGCCAGACCCTGAGACTCAAGCTTTGAGAGACGGTAGACTTGTGCACGCTCAAATACTAGAACCTCAGAAGTATGACACGTTTAGCTTTGTTGACGTTAGTAGCAAAAACACTAAGAAGTGGAAGCTAGCGGTTGAGGAGTCTGGCAAGGCTAATACTTTTACACTTAAGGAGAAGTATATGAATAACAGAATCAGTACAGCGTTTCTACAGAACGACAGAGCTGTCAGTTTCTTACAGGGTGCTGAGACAGAAGTTCCAGCTATAGAGCTTATGAATGGACTACCTATAAGAGCTAAGGCTGACATATACAAGGCTGGACAGTATGTAGCAGACGTTAAGACCACCAACGACGGAGTAAAGTCAGTAGACTTAAAGAATGGCACTATAAAAAATCAGTTTGCTTTTACAGTTCAAAAGTACGACTATGACTTGCAAGCGTACCTCTATACTCAGCTGTATAACGTGCCAGAGTTCTGGTGGCTAGTAGTAGACAAGACTACGACAGATATAGGAATATTCAAAGCTAGTCAAGAGACCTTAGAGTCTGGTCAGTTAAAACTAGATGCGTGTCTCAAACTATACGAGGCCTTTTTTATAGACGAATTAATAGACTTATCACAATACCATAAAGAATCAGTAATATGAACATACAAGACGACCCTATGTACAAGATGGTGCTAGAGAGCACATATATAAGCCTAGCTCAAGGTGTAGAGCCTCAGATGTTAGAATACATCCTAGAGAACTATGAGGAGGACGAGAACTACGAAGCTTGTGCTGCTATGACAGTAGCTCTAGCTCAGTGGAAAGAGTATGACGGTGGATGCAGAATCAAAAACACCTATTAATGAAGGACTTTCAATCAATTAAGTACTATTCAGCTATGGAGGCAGCTAATGAAGTTGTCTCCAAGTGGCTAGAGGCTAAGCCAGATAACAAAGAGCTAAATGCTGTAGCGGAGGCTTTAATACAGTCAGTTTTCTACACTAATCAACTAGAGCTAGACTACAAGTCAGTAGGGTACGCAGTTAGAGACGCTAAGAGAATAGCTAACAGCCTTAAAGCTAAGCTAGACGAGAAGCCGTCAGAGGTAGAGTTAAAGTTTATGCAGATGACAGGTGGAGACGAGAATGACGCTATAAACGCAGTACTATGAAGCAAGCAGAGAGAGACCTAATGGTAGAGCTAATGCTACTATCAGAGACGGATATACACGAAGCAGAGAATCCCTACAGCCCTTACGACTGTGAGAGCGATAAGGCTATCATAGAGCTCAAGGTCAGAGGTAAGGTATATGACGAGAAGCTCATAGAGTTCGACAAGATATGTAGAAACACTGTTATAGCTCAAGAGAAGGGTAAAGACTTCGTCTATGTAGTAAAAGACCCTAGCGGTATCTACTATAAGAATATCAGTAAGGACGGAGACGTACTCAGAAAGCCTCCAGTTAAGATAAGCTGCCCAAAGACTACAGAGTTCTCCAATAACGATTATGTAGATAAGCTCTGCTACACTATCAATATGACTAAGCTTATTTAGAATCAGTATAAATAGTTAAAAAAAGTAAGTTTTCGTTTGTTTGTGTAATATTTATAAGTATATTTGTATTAACAAAATAAGAGATCAATGAGAATAGTATTTTTAATTATATCGTTAGCAATAGGAGTTACGACTTCTGCACAAGTTAAGCTTAAAGGTAAGATAGTGAACACGTATAAAGTTCACACAGCAGACAGAGAGGCAGCAGGAGAGTCTAACGACTGCTCAGTTAGAGCTATAGCCTCAGCGTTTGACATAAGCTACCAGAGAGCCTTAGAGTTGACTACAAAGTACGGTAGAGATAAGGGCAAGGGTATGGACGCTAAGTCTTTAGTAGGTATGGTAGTTAGTGAGCTAGATAATGAAGCTAAACACTTCGCAGTTAATCACATAAACTCTAGGAGGTTCTCTAAAGAGTTGGCCTCAGAAGGAAGTAGCTACATAGTAATAAGCCAGAGACACGTGCATACATTGAAATACAATAGTGAGACTGGCAAGCTACACTTACACGGAGACCCTCTAGACAGTGTACTTAACATTATATACGCAATAAAAATAAAATAGAAATAACTAAATAATATGAAGATAGATAAATTTATTACCAGTGACGAGTTCAAAGAGCTCCCAGCAAATGACAGGCTAGATTACTTACAAGACTACGTCTACCAGTATATAGAGACAAGCCTAAGAACTATAACAATGAAGCAAGAAGCTTTAACTAACCTCCTAAAAGCAATTAGAGATGTTGAACAAATTAATACTAAAAGCTAAGTCTAAGCTAGAGGAGGCTAAAGACAACCTAAACAAGTCACCAAATGAGTTGATACACAAGAAGCACGTGTTATACTGGGCTAATGAATTAGTCAGACTTACAAGGATGAAACAACTGTCTAGCTTAAACAGAAAGAAACGCTCTCAGGAATGAGGGCTTTTTTTTTATAGTCACATCACCTTATTTAGAATGTTTTTAAATAAAGAATCAAGATGTTTTCAAGATCACTTATATTAATAGTCCTTATGATTTTATCAGGTTGTAAGAGTAATGACGCTCCAGACTGGGAGTACGTACATCCAGAGCTTAGGCCTTACTATGAGGACTTCCTTAAAATAGTAGGTGATAGAGCTAACAAAGGAGAGACTGTGTATATTCAGTTCTCTACTAACCTCCCTCAGGGCGTTCTAGGTATAGCCTTCGGTATGGATGCTAATGTAACTCACATACAGATAAACGCTCATAGTTGGTTACGTATGACTAAGTATCAGAAGCGTATGACTATGTATCACGAACTAGCACACGACCTATTAGACTGGGAGCACGATAACGGGACTCTACTTATGGTTAAAGGAATGCCAAGGTATGTGGATCAAACTACTATTAATACAATCACTAAAGAGCTTAAGAATGGCTGGTAGAAAGAAACAAGAAGGAGACTCACCTAACTGGGGTGGCCGTAGAGAGAACTCTGGTAGGCCTAAGAAGGAGTACATAGAGAACGTCAAAGAGATACTCTCAGAGCACATAGATCAAGGTATGGTCATAGAGAAGCTAGGAGAGCTTATTAATAAAGGAGACTATAGAGCTATAGATTTATTTATGAAGTACGTGCACGGAACTCCTAAGCAATCTGTAGACGTTAAGATGGACGGTAAGCAAGACATCAACTTCACATTAAGTAACCTAATCAACTTCAAAGAAGACGAGTGATAACCCTACACGGTAAATATAAACCTCTTATCCAAGACCCTAGTAGATACTTCGTATTGACTGGAGGTAGAGGTTCTGGTAAGTCATATAGTGTAAACCTAATGGCTCTGTTTCTTACATTCGAGAAGGAGCAGAACATTCTATTCACTCGTTATACTATGTCGTCAGCCTACACGTCTATCATTCCTGAGTTTACAGATAAGATAGAAGCTCTAGGACTAGAGGAGTACTTTGAGATAAACAGGACAGAGATAACTAACAGAGTTACTGGTAACCGTATATACTTCAAGGGCCTCAAGACTGGCTCAGGGAATCAGACAGCTGCTCTAAAGTCGCTAGCTAATATCACAACGTGGATATGTGATGAGGCTGAGGAGATACCAGATAATAACCTATTCACTAAGATAGACTACTCTATCCGTGCTAAGGACATACAGAACAGGGTTATCCTAGTATTAAACCCAGCTACAAAGGAGCACTGGATATATAAGAGGTTCTTTCAGGAGGCTGGAGTTAACTCAGGAAGCAATATGACTGAGAAGGATACTACATATATACACACTACCTATCTAGACAATATAGAGAACTTAGGAGAGTCTTTCCTTGTCTCAATGGATATTATGAAGGAGCGTAGACCTAGTGAATACAATCACACTATACTGGGTGGGTGGAGAGAGAAAGCAGAAGGAGTTATCTTTACCAACTGGAGCATAGGTGAGTATAAGAGTCAGGGTATAGATGTGCTAGGGGCAGATTTCGGCTACTCCACAGATCCAAGTACCTTGTTATCTACGTCAATAGATAAGGCTAATAAGCGTATATACATAAAGGAGCATCTTAATAAGCCTAACCTTAATACAAGCCAGCTAGGAGCTATATTCAGTCAGGTTGCTGGTAGAGATACAATCGTGGGGGATTCAGCAGAACCTCGGCTCATATCGGAGCTCAAGAGATATTGCAATATAGTACCTACCATTAAAGGACAGGGCTCTGTAAACTACGGTATAGCTTTACTACAGGACTATGAGCTTATAGTAACACCTGACAGCACTAACATCATTAAAGAGCTTAACAACTACCAGTGGAGTGATACAAAGGCAGAGACACCACTACAGAATGGGTTTGATCACCAGCTCGATGCACTCAGATACGCTGTCTCTTACCAATTGGCCAACCCTAACAAGGGTAAGTACTTCATAGGTTAACAGGTTAAGGGTAAAGTTTTTTAAAAAAAGTTTCTAAAAAGTTTGGTAGTATATAAATATGTCTTATATTTGTATCAACAAAAGCAAACAGTTATGTACAACATTACAGAAATAAACGAAGGAATCGCAGAGGCTAACAGAGTTATAAACAGAGAGCTATCTTTTGGAGATTTAGCTAACTTAGACAGGGTAGCTAAGTACACTAAGTACGTGGCTGATATGAACGAGCTTAAAATGTCAATCTAATGGAAACAATCAAAAGTATAATAGCAACGCTCCTAGTAGGACTAGCATTTCTAGGAGCTATGTTGATAGGAACACAGGCCAACGCTCAAAGCTGGGAGGGTACTCATATATACACACCAGTACACACTAAGCACTTCTCTAATAATCCGCTATATGATAACTCTAGACTAGGCTCTGAGGGAGGCTCTGAGGGCTTCCTTATAACTAGGAGTAGTAGAGGACTTCACTTCACTATGGGTATAATGCAGAACAGCTATGGAGACTACAGTAAGTACTTGATGTTTGGTTTTAACTTATCAGAGAGCAATACCAGCCAACTATCTATACAGTTAGGGGTTGCTGACAACTACGGTAAGGCTTAT